CCGTTTTGGTAGTCCACTGCGCTCAGTTCTTCGTTCAGGCGATTGCTGCCTCCGGTGTGTTCCAGCTTGCCGCCGTGATCGACGTAATCGCCATTCTGCCCGGTTATTACCAGGGTGCCCGGAACAATGGCCCGCCCGGTGTAGTAAATTCCCGCGCCGTCGGCGTTGGTGGTCACGTTGTCGGCATTAACGGTAACCGTGCTCTCACTGGCTGGCCGGATGATGGCGGCCTCCGCTCCGGCTTGCTGGTCGGTGATGGCATTCTCGGTTTGCGCGCTGGGTACCAGTGCAGAGTAGGCGTCTGCGACTCTGATACTGCGGTCGCCAACGGCAGCCGGTGCGGCCAGGGGCGATGCGCCCATGTACTTGGCGGCGTCTGCGATCTGAGTTTTCAGTATTCGGTTTCCGCCATTTCGGTTTCCGGTGGGGCTCGGCTCGCTGCCCGAAAAAGAGTATCGAAGCGGCTGGGAAAGCTCTATCACGTAGGTCTTTAGGCGGAACGTCTGGTAGCTGCCGAACCTTTCGATGGTGAATGTCCGCTCCGCAATCTGGACGGCAACAACGCGCACGTATTGCTCGGTGTCGTACCTCAAATCCCTGAGCACAAATATCTGGCCGGGCTCGGGGTCTTGCGTGTTGAATGTCTGGGCCAGGCATTGGATCGCCCTCTGGCCTTCCAGTTGCCCGCCCCAAAGCCAGAAAGGGGCGGTGCTGCCGGCGACCACGTAGCTCTCGATTCTGTCCTGGGCATCCACGCGCCGGTCGGTATGGCTGCCGGTGCTGAAGAGCAGGGCGTGGACGTTCGGGTCCGCCGGCCGCTGGCTGAGTATCGTGTGCGCGCCCAACAAGGTGTCCTGGTTCGCCGCGTTCACGTAGATAAACATTTTTCGCAGGTTCACGCGGCCGTATACCCGATCGACTCGGCTGATGTCGGGAAAGGTGTTGTTGATCAATCCGCTCTCGACAATGTTGCCGCTCATGCGGCCGCCGCCGTCATTGGTGTCGGCCATGACTTGGGATTCTGAAAGAACGATCTGGTTGCTGGTTATGGTCATGGTGTCACTTCCATTAAGTTCACGGTGATGGCGTATTGCTGGTCGGCCTGGGGGTCAGCCAGGCGCATGATCTCGGCGGCCTCGATGGCGGGGCGTCTGAACATGCAGGTGTAGGCAATTCCCCAAAGGGTCAGGGTCAGGGTCTGATCCTGGACGCTGGCCATGGCATAAAGCGCGCGCAAGGTCGCACGGTCGCACCAGGCGCCCTCGGTTCCGCCGAACAGGGTGATGGGCCTGCCGTCCTGCCGGGTGCCTTCCTGGATCACCAGGTTGCCTGCAAGGCTGTACTCGGTGCTGTGCTCGACGGGGGTCCATCCGAACTCGTCACGCCATTGAAGTCCGGCTGGTAGTTCTACGGTGCCCGTCCCGTCGGTCAGGGTAATCTGCATTAGTTGGCGCTCCTTAGCCCGGCTTGTTCCAGCGCGCTCAGGAATCCATCCGGGTCATTCGTTTGTACTTCGGTGGTTCCGCCCTGGGGCGTCTGCAGGACGATGGTCTGTCTGCTGCCCTGGCTGTCTTGCCGGTTCGTGGTTGTGCTCGCGTCCCGGCGCTGCGTTGCCTCGGCTGCCTGGCGCTCTCGCTCAGCCTGTTCTTGCCTGGCCTGCCGGTCGGCTGCCTCGCGCTCGCGCTGGTTCTCGGCTTCGCGGCGATTCTTCTGTTCGATGGTGTTGATCTTCGATAGCTGATCCAGGGCTCTCTGGTAATCGGCGGCCGCGTTGTCGGCTCCGGCTTGCTGGGCACTTTCCAGCTCTACCTGCAGGCGCTTGCGCTCGGCTTCGTATTGCAGGCGCTGGGCTTCCTCGGTGTCGCCCTGGATCTCTGCCAGCCGTTGCTGCAGTGAGTTAAGGGTGGATTCGGCGCTCTGGTTCAGGTTGTCCATTTTCGCGCGGGCGGAATCGATGGCGCCCTGCAGCCCGGAGAGCCGTTGGCCGTCCAGCAGATTAAACTTGTTGGCGGCGCGGTCGCTGAGGCGGTTTAGCTGGTCCAAAGAAAGCGCGCCAGATACGATCTGCTTTTGCAGGGCCTCCATGGCCACGGCTTGCGAGTAGAACTCCCTTCTAGTCCGGGCCGCTGCCAGCGCTGTATCGGCAAACCAGGCGGCAAAGCTATTCCTCATCATCCTGGATCGGGCGCTGTTCAGTTCATCTACGCGCCTGGTGTTTTCCTCCAGGGACTTGCTGAGATTTTCGCTTTCCTCCACAAAGGCGTTACCGCCAGTTCGTTTCTCAAAAAGATTTCTCGCGGCTGCGCTTAGTTTGGTGACGCTCACGCGGGCTTTGGTAAGGGCTTTCCCGATTGCGTCGCCAAGGGCCGCCATTTTTGATGCTCGGGCTTCGGAGGCGGCGGCGGCTTCATCCTCTTTTACTTTCAGCTCCGCCGCCGCTTGTTTTGCCTTGTCCAGCCCGGCCTTGATTTCTTCGCCTGCCTTGGCGCCAGCCTTTCCGGATTCCTCGAGCTGCTCAGTCAATCCAAGCGCTGCGCCTTCCGCCTCAACGGCGGAGATCAGGGTTTCATCCCCGGTCTCTTTTACGGTCTTCGCGTAGGCGGCGTATGCGCGCTGAACGTCCTCTGCCGATGCGGTGCCACTGGCCTGGATGGTTTCGAATGCGGTTTTTGCGGTCTCCGCTGCCTTGATAAGTTCGGCCTGGCTGGTGGTGCCCAGGGTTCGATAGGCCGCCTCCAGCGCTGCCGATGACTGGACGGCGCTGTCCTGCTCCCGTTTTAATGCAACCAGGGCCTCGCCCAGCTCCTGGACCGATGCGGTGCCGCTGGCTTTCAGGGCGTCGTAGTTGGCCTGCAGGTCGGATACTTTTTGAGCCTGTTCCTCGGCAGCTACCGCGCCCTTATCGGCAGCGGCGCTGACTTCGTCCAGGGCGTCGGCGGCGCCCTTCGCGGCGAATGCCCAGAAGTTGTTGGCGACAGCAGCGTCGTCGGCAGCGTCCTTTTGCGCTTTGGTTTCTTTGGTGGCCTTTTTGGTTTCCTCTGCAACCACGCCCAGGTTCTTTCCCACCTGGGTCAGCGCGCCAACGGAATAATTCATCATTGCGTCGGCGGAAGCGTTAAGGGCGTTAACGTGATCGCTGGTCTTTTGCGCGAACTGGTCGGAAACAATGCCCACCTTGTTCAAAAGCTGGACGGCTCCGCTTGCCGCGAAACCAACAAGCGCCAGGCCCTTTGCTATCGTCGCCATTGCGCCGCCAACGACGAAGCCGATACCGTTGAATACCGTACTGATGACGTTTCCGGTAACTTGCAGGCCGGTCTTTATGCTCGCCAGGCTGTCGCCGAATTCTCGCAGGGCGGTACCGGCTTTTTCGGTCGCACTCTTAAAATCAAACGCCTTTATGAACTCCCGCGCCCGGTCGGTGATGTCGATAAACATCGCGCGGAAATCCTGCCCCAGCTTCTTGACGCCGCCGCTGCTCACAAAATCGGCAATGCCGGCCGCCAGCTCGTCCACGGCGTCCTTGGCGGGGCCTAGTACGTTGTCGCCGATCGCTCGCTTAAGGGTTCGCCATGCGCTGCCCAAACGCTCGAGGGCGCCTGGCAGGGTGTCGTCCATTGTGTCGGCCGCTTCCTGGGCCGCGCCGCCGGCTTTGCGTAGCTCCGCCTCAAGCTCTCGAAGGCTTCCGGTGCCCTGAGCCAAAAGGGCGCGAAGGGCCGGGCCTGCCTCCTGACCTACGGCATTGATTGCCGCCTGGCCATTGGCGCCCGCTCCCTCGAGCTGTTCCAGGGCGTCGCTGAAATCGTTTGTGCTGATTCCCAAGGCGTCCAGTTCGCCCCGGAACTTCGACGCGGGGTTCTGGAACTGGCTGAATATGCTGTTCAGTGCGGTGCCGGCTCGGCTTGCATCGATGCCGGCGTCTGCCAGTTTGCCGACCAGGGCGGCGGTCTGCTCAACGTCCAGGCCCAGGGCCCGGGCGGTGGGTGCGGCGTAGCTCAGGGCTTGCCCCAGGCCGGTGACGTTGGTGTTGGCGCGCTGGGCTGCCCGGGTCAGGACGTCTGCATACCGGCCGGATTCCTGGAAGCTCTCGCCGAATCCCTGGATGGACTGGGTCACCAGGCTCGCGGCTTCCGCCAGTTCGATGCTGTTGCCTCGGGCCAGGGCGAGCACTTCCGGCAGCGCTGCCAGGCTTTCGTTTGTATCGAGGCCCGCTCTGGCGAGGGTTTCCAATGCGGCGGCCGCCTGGCTGGCGTTGAACGTGGTATCGGCGCCCATCTCGGTCGCGGCGGCTTTCAGCCGGTCCATATCCTCGGTGGTTGCTTGGCTGACGGCTTTGACTCGGGCCAGCGCTTCCTCGAATTCGGCGCTCTCTCGGACGGCTCCGGTGAAGAATCCGGTAATCGCGCGCAGCGACAGGTACGTCGCCGCCAGGGCGCCGATGGCGACAACAGCCCGCTTGATGCTGTTGCCGAGTTTATTGGTCGAACTTTCCGCGCCGCCGATGCTGCCGCGCAGCCTTCGGAAGCCGTCGCCGGTGGCGTCCCGCGCGCGAATTACTACGTTAAGAACGGAGTCTTTTAGAGCCATTCGGCGCCTACTTGGTCGGGGGGAATGGGGGGCCGGTTATCCCGCCGGCCGTCGGTGGCTGGTTTATAGT